TTCCCAACAGCGAGCACCACCTCTGACTCATCACCTTAACTAGACCATTGCCAGCAAGTTTGTTCAGTCACTCCCGTATAAGGTAGCTAACCTTATATACTATTTATACCATAAAAAAGGGGGTTAGTCAACCCCTTTTTCTCCCTTTTGTTGTTCTTTCACCATAATATCAATTCGATCTCGTAACTGCTTAAACATCTCAGGTACAGTAAGATCTTTATCAACACCCATAAGAAGAACACCTTGTTTCATGTTCTCGATAACTGCTTTAGCATCTTCATCATCACTCAACTTCATCCTGTTATACATGATCTCTTGCATCTCAAGAAGTCTTTCAAGTATAACTAAGTACTCATCCTTCTTCTCTTTACTAAGGACAGGAAAGCTTATAGCATACTTCATAAGAAGTTGCTGCAACTCCATCATCTCTTGGATCTCTCCTCTAACTAATTCTGATTTAAAAAATTCGGAAGTCATACTAGCATTAATTTGGCTCTGGATGTACGTTTAATAAAGTTCAGTTTCTGTGCATCAAACTTAAGTTTCTCTTTCAATGGTTTGGAAATGAGTTTAGGAACTGTCTCCAATTCAATCTCATTTTGATCACAGTAGTGAATGATAGCATCAATATAGTTCATATCTATATTATCAAAAACTATTCTTTCAACTTCCTGCGAAAACTTAGCCGCAGTCATAAATTTATCCTCTAATAGTTTGCTTTTTTCCATGTGTATTATTGTATTCGTCTATGTATTTGAGAAGAGTAGTTAAGTACTCCCTCTTTAAAGGACGAACTTCAACTTGTGTGTCTCCGTTTTCGCAAGCAACTATAGTTACTAACTGCTTAACATTAAGATCATATCTTTCCTTGAGCATACATGCATATGCACACTCTTGAACGAAATAATCATAAAGATACTCTACCTTCTTTGGTTCAGCAGATGTTTTAAAATCTATAATTGATAGTTCCCCATCAAATTCTGCTATACAATCAACACGCCCTGCTAATTTTAATGTATCAGAATACAGAGCAGCTTCTTGTAAGTATATTTTATTTATGCGGTCTAAGCTTGCCCTAGAATGATGGAACATCACTACAGGTAGCGGAAACTTTTTATAATCATCAAGGTCTAAAACATTATTAATGTAGTCCTCGACTATGGAGTGGTACTTAGTACCACGACTTGTAGATCTCTTAGATATAGCGTTAGCTTTATCCTCACCTACACGCTTCCTCCACTTCATTATACCTTTCATCTTAGCAGGGTTACTACCTATCACAGTAGTTACGGAAGCATACTTCTCACCTTCTGGTGTAAGATACACTCTCTTACCAGAATCCTCATCAGTCTTTGCCTCCATCTGAATAGGAGTTATGTCCTCTAGATGTACGAAAGTCATTTGATTTCTAATGTAGCAGAGGATAAGTTTGGAACATATGGAAGTTGATCTAGAACTTCCTGTGGAACATCCTCTTGCAAAGGTTTTATCGAAGCCATATTAATATGTCCATGAGGCATAGAGTTGAATGATATTGACCATCTATCAACAGGATCCATATTCAATGCTCCATGTTCCATCCACCAAGGGAATATAATTAATTGGCCATCCTTAGTTGGAACATCGTACTGTTTAAGATCATCACATAAAGGCATGGTAGACTCAAACATTCTAAACTGTACGGGATCCTTAAAGGATAACATACCTGCTTTATTAATACAAAAAGTACCACTAAAGGCACTCATAGGATGTAAATGCCAAGGTAGTACAGCACGATTTCTATACCTATTGACCCAAGAAGATGAAATCTTAAGACTATCACACTGTAAGTTATGATATTCCTTCACCTGAGATAAAGAATCATCTATAAATTCTTTTAAATCAGGGAATAATCTTAATGCATCTGGATTTGATTGTGATACATCTCTAGGTTCTGTAGCAGAAAAAGAACCACCAAGATCCTTTTGATTTACTATACATCTCTCTAAGATATCATCAAGATCACCATCCCAATCAAATGTAAATATCTTTACAGGGAAGAGTTCTAAAGTATTCATTCGTTCTGTCCTGTATTGATTTTACTGATAAGGTAAGACTTAACAAGACCTGACCTAATAATATCCTCAACACCAAACTCAACGGAAGAGAACTCATCCATTGCCTCAAGGATACGTTGGAAATCTAAGATACCATTCTTTTCATTCTGTCTTACTAGGTCAGTCTGGAAGACATCACCAGCAAATATAATCCTAGAGTCTTGTCCTACCCTAGTGATTATACTATCTAACTCATGAAAGTTCAAGTTCTGTGACTCATCAACCAATACAATAGCATTGTCTAGTGTAGTACCACGTATGAATGAGGTAGACCAGAAAGAAATAGTCTCTTGATGCTTAAGGTTTTCATACAACATATCAAATGCATTATCATCAGGCATCTTAAACATATGCCTAACCATATTCTTATATGGTATCTGATATAGTAATGCCTTATCATCATGGTCACCAGGTAGGAAACCAATCTCTCTTGTAGATACTAATGACCTAACAATATATAATTTCTGATATGGATTGTTATCTGATAGTATATCCTTGAGTGCAAGATACAATGCAATGAATGTCTTACCTGTACCAGCACATCCATAAGTGAATAGATTCTTACCCTTATCCCACTCATCAAACATCACCATCTGATTATCAGTCAGTGGTGTGATATCAAGAAGGAAGTTCTGATTGATAGGTTTCTTTCTCTTCGCTGTCCTCTTGGTAGGTTGTCCGTTAGCTTTAGTAGTAGCCATTACCAACCCCTCACTCGTGACTTCGGTTGCTTCTGTACTTTGTTCTTCATAATATCTGCCCATCCTGGATGTGTCTTGGTCATTTTATCACGCCAGTCTCCTACCTCACCAACACCAGCAACACCTTTAGACCAGTCTTTATCCCAGTCTGGATTGTCCTTTCTCCATTGCTCATACTCTTTCATGGTCATGGAAAGTTCTTTAGTCTCTCCTGTTTCTTTATGTTTAAGTGGGTAGGTTGGCATTAATTATTTCCTCCTTTAAGTTTAGACTTTACAAAGTTACATGCTAGGTTTAAGAATGATTTACTAGCATCTCCTTGTAACTCATCAAACATATACATGTTGAGTCTGAATGCATAGTTAGCTTCACTGATTAAAGTATTGATATCATTCTCACTAAGCTCGATGCTATCTAAAACTGCTTTGTAATTAGTTTTAAATGCTTTAGCATCTTCTATCCTAGGGAAGTCATAGAAGTGTAGTCCTTCACCTTTAGGTGGTTGTAAAGCATTCTGTGCTATACCCTTAAGGATTTGACCACCAGATAGATCACCAATGTATCTAGTATAATGATGAGCAATTAGAAGGTAGGGATCCTTCTCTGCTATCTCATTAAGTCTGTAGCAATATGTATTACATGCTTCAGAGGGTGTCTGTTGTTCCCTCCACATAGGACCATAATAATATCTAAGATCCTGTTGTAGTGCAGCAGTACGAAACAAATCTACATTAAACTGTTGCAATACCATTGCCCTAGGGTCAGTAGTCTTTACAACTAACTGCTCCATTGTATCATAAACATACCAGAAGTCAGTTATAAGCTTACGATACTCTTCAGGATCTAAAACACCCTTAAGAAACTGAGATACAAATTTAGTATTCTCTGCTGCGTTATGAGACTTCTTAGTTCCTTCCTTTAATCTAGTAGTAAAACTCACTTCTTAATCCTCCGTGGTACTTTGATTGTCCATGCTGATGATACTAAATCAACCATTTCAAATTGTTTCTTTGCTTTCTCACGTTCCTTTGCTGCCTTCTCATATTCTTGAATCTCTTTCTCACGTCCTGGTTCAGGTGATATCTGTCCATAGTGAGGATCCCATATCTCAGGGTGCTCATGGTTATCAAAGAACTCTAGTATAGCTTGATCAATCATACCATACATCGTATCCCATGTTAATGTTCTACGAAGAGTCTCCGCTAGAAACTCATTTTGATTGACGGACATCTCTTGCTTAAGGTGTTGTCCTCTAGCCCATACCAATTCGTTAAGGTCAATTGTTATTTGTACACGATTGTGTACACCTGTATTAGTATCGTAAGGTTCCATATTAAAATAGATAACGCTTTTGCTTTTCTTTAACTGGTTCTTTCACTTCAACTTTAACTTCTTCCTCAACAGGCCATGGGACATCATACTCCCAATGCTTTTCTGTATCAAAGGTCTCTGCTGGATTACCCAAACATCTTTGTAGTAATCTAACACGTATGGTATCCTTTTTGAATACTGGACAAGGAGTTACAGTTCTACCTAGTTCAGTGTACTCAATGTATGAGGTTGACTTTGGTTCCACTACAGGAACATATGTTTTTTCTTTAGGCATTAGTCTTCAAGATCAGGTAAATGTGGTTCGACCCAATGGTCGGTGTTATCAATTCCAGCAGCTTTAACATACCTCATAATATGCTCATCAATTTGATGGTAGATTGGATGTAGATCCAAGTCCATATTAATATCATGTGCTATCTGTGAGATCTGTGGTTCCGTGAAACAATGATCAGGGTGTAAGAGATCACAACATGGTATTCTCTTTTCGATTAGTTCATTAAGATTGATTCTAATCTCGTAGTCTCTGTATACAGGCATTAATTCCACTCCAATGCTTCAGAACAAATAGGAAATTCTTTCTTGAATATATCTCTGCACATCTCAGCAATTTCCATGTGTTCTTTCTGAGTACCATGTGCGGAACGTAAATCTATGTAGTGCACCCATGAACGTACACTACCAGTCATATAAAGACGTGTTGGTGTAGCAAGTGGTAGGACAAACCTAGCACACTCTTTTGCTATACCTGCATCAAGCATCTCTTTGTAGAGCTTCATACCCTCCACAAAATGCCTCTGCATTTTGATTTCAAAATCCTGTTGCATTAAAGGATCTACATCATCAATACTATTCTGTCTATTCTTTGTATCTTGACGGCGTAATGCTGGTAAAGGAATACTATCTCCCAACAAACTACTATCAGCATACCGTTGTGAGAACTCTTGGTATGTGAATGATCTGTGCCTTAATATCTGTGCAGCAAGACCACGTGTAGTCTCAATCTCCACAGTCATGTGTGCTTGTTCAAATACCGACCAGTGACCATGCTTTATGCAATACTTTAGCAATCCAGCCACGTTTGGGTTGTCCTGATTGTTCGGGTTGCTGACTCTCGCCACGTACCCCATCGTCTCCTCCGCTTTGGGAGTCACTGATGTTAGCTTCACCTGTTGCATTCTTTTTATAAATCTTACGAATTAGTTTGGCGTACTTTATATCCTCCTTAGTATACCACTCTGGATGCTTTTTTGCAAGCTTTAATATTCTCTTCGCAGTCTTCCTCTTGTCCTTTCTCTGACTCTCTTCCATTCCATAGATTATTCTGACGTTACTAAGTATTTATGCTCGACTTTTTACACAAAAAAATCTGGGAAAAAAATTTCCCAGATTCCTGTAAACCAAAAGTAAAATTTGGTTCAGCTCTTAGAAGCGAACTTGCGTTGCACTTTGATACCACGATACATTAGATCATGGTTTCTCTTTTGAGCTTCTGCTTGTACCATTTGACGGTACGCTTCAGAGTCGTACTTGACTCCACGGTAAGTGACTTGTGCCATTGGCTTTCTCCAAAGTAGTAGGGATTTTTGCCCCGTTCCTTCAGTCGGCATTTGCGTCCCCGTAGGGATGA